CTTTAAGAGATTTTAATATACCCATATTATCCCACATGGGTGTGTAATTTACAATCGCATCTTCTATCTTTTCTATTTGATCAATGGTCAAGTTATTAGAGTCAAGAAGTACTAGTCTGATGTTTCTCTTAATGAGATCTTCTTCATTTACAATATCTAAAAATATTTTAGGACTCTTAGGGGTGATTTTTGATTTTGCATCTGTGATCAGATCTGAGAGTATATACGCAGTTGATTCTGTTAACTTATGGAACCTCTTGGAGAGATTTTTGTATCCTACACCTTTGACTCCAGGAATGTTATCTGAAGGATCTCCAGATATGCTTTTTGCAAGATAAAAATTCGCAGGATGAATACCAAATCTATCAATTACACTTTTTTCATTGACAAAAGACTTAGATGTAGGTGACCAAATAATCGTCTTTGAATCGATCAACTGATAAAAATCGTGGTCTGAAGAGATGATTATCTTATTTTTGTCTTTTAGCGTGTATTTGCAAAGATATCCTATCGCATCATCAGCTTCAGCATTCTCAACATAGATTTGGCATACAGGTATCTTAGAAAGCAAATCTGTTAATAATTTTATTTGAAGATTTCTATTTTGATACGTGGAAGGAATATCATCTTCATAGTAGCGATTTAGGTTTTGAGGTTTTGATTTTTTCTTATACTCGCTATAAAGTCCTCTCTTTTTAGTTGAACCGCCGCCTTCCCATACAACTACTACCCCTTCTGGTTTACACTTTTCAATAAGATTCATTAGGGCATTAAAAAATCCCACAGTGCCGCCAACGTACTCGCCGTTGTCGGTCATTGCAGGATTTGCCATAAAGTGTCTCGTAAATAAGTTTAAACCATCTACGAGCATAACTCTATCTTTATTCATCTACATAGTCATCCATTCCAAGCTCTGATGCAAGGGATTGAACTTCTTCAAACGACTCATGATCAATCTCAACTCCTTCAGGTGTTCCTAATTTCTTAATCATCGCTGCTTCGGTCAAGATATCGACTGCTTCTCCCCAGTCTGAAGAATTAATAATTTCATTAAAGTTTGACTTATAGAACTTTTTCTCAGCAATGATTTCACCTGTTCGAATATCAGAAATACTGATTGTCTTCCAAGCACCGGCACCATCAATTAAATACTTTATATTATCAACAATGACTTCGTGATCTTTGCAATGCTTTCGAATAATATCGAAAAGTTCTTCGTGTTCAACAATTCCTTTACCAAAATGGATCTGAAAATCGACTTTTCGGAAAGGTGGTGAAACTTTATTTTTTACTGTTTTAGCATTGACTTGAATTCCGATTACGTCATCACCTGATTTAATCTCTTGCCCAGCGCCAAGCTTGATTCGAATTGAAGAATGAAAAGGAATTGCTTTTCCGCCAGGTGTGGTTGTCGGGTCACCATACAAGACACCTACCTTATCTCTAATCTGATTTAGAATAACAAACAAGCTGTTTGTCTGCCCAATGACACCTGTGATCTTTCTCATACCTTTGCTAATTGCTCTTGCCTGAAGACCGATCGTTTCTTTGTCATAATCGCCTAAAAGTTCTGCTTTAGGTGAGGTTGCTGCAACAGAGTCCCAAATAACAGTCACAGGAACATCTTTGTCAAGAGCTTTTGCCTTTAGGATTGTCTTTTCAGCAATTGAAAGAACTTCTTCGGTGCAATGTGTATCTACATAAACAAATCGCTTAGATACATTTACACCTAAGTTGTGTAAGTTATCTACTGATGTTGCATTTTCAGTATCGATATACACAACGATTCCGCCCATTCTCTGGGTGCTTCTGGCAATTTGCGTCGCAATATGTGATTTACCAATAGATGGTGGTCCAAAAATTTCTACAATTCGTCCTTCTGGCAACCCTCCGCCTTTTCTATTAGCACAAATCCAGTCAAGAAGCTTCGATCCTGTGCTGATCCAGCGCTTGACGTGCGTAGGGCTTTCATCTTCAGAAAGATTATAAGCCACTCTTGATCCCTGCTCTTTGTTTAAAGATTTAATAAGATCTTTAGTAAAGTCATCGTTTTTCATTTTTT